TCTTATAACCAAGCCCTTCCAACCATTTGCTAGTTTTGGGGTCGCGTACATCCATTGCACCGAGATCTTGCTCACCACCAGCAAAAAATATACGCATTAATGTGTCGTACCCTTTGTCAGTAGCCATCGTCTTTGTAAATCTTCCAACAGATTGCATCTTATGCCCAACTGCCTTCATAGCACCACCGAAACCCAATGCAGTCTCTAAATCCCAACCAAGGTATTTTATCATTGGTAATGCATGCGCACCCATACCCTCAATATCCGCAGCCCATGCTGGCGTAACTTTGATGGCTGACGCTAATGTAGTGCCAACACTACGAAGCCCTTCATCAGGTGTCATAGCTGCATAACGTGGTGTCTTATGGAGTGCGGTATAGATTGATGAAACCAATTTAGAGCCCCGTTCCATAGGAACCTTACCCATTTTATGAAGCAGTGCGGCTGCTTCTCCACCAGCCACCAATCCCTCTACACCTAGCTCTTCTGGGTCTATTGCGCTGCCTATCTCAGAAACCGCTAAGAAGAAGTCCTTAGTTTTTATTCCGGGCAACCTTTTCGATAACTTTATTGCAGCTTTCTCCATATAGTCTATCTGTGTCTTTTTTAAACCAATAGCACGTAAAGAATCCCCAGCAGCCACTAAATCTTCCCTGGATTTACCCATCCCAATATATTGCGCCACGTAACTTGCGGCCTCCATTGCAGCAGTTATAGCTTGATAACGCATCATAAACCCTCCGGCGTAGAGCATATCATGCCAAAATCCACGCTTACTTGGGTCAACTATCTTACCAGTAGGTATGGGGAATGGTGCAACAACACCACCACCTCTAGGTGCGCCTGCCACAGTGCCTACACCAGCCGCTTGAGCTGCTCTATTTGTAACTGCTGGGCCCTGTTGCATCGAGCCCCCTAGTCTACTACCAGCTGCCGCAGCGCGCTCCAACGCACGTGTTAGTGCATTTACACGCTGTATGCTGTCTGAAACTCTTGCAGAAAACTGTGTGATGCCTTGTGAAAGACCCTGAAGCGAATTAGCCACACCGGTAGATCCACCGAAAGAACCGGCTCGTTGCTGAAAATCACGGAACAGTGCCTCAATCTTTTTGAGTTCCTGCTCAACCTTATTAGTTCCAGTAACACCTACACGGATTTCAAGGTCGCCAACAATCGACAAGTGCTAATCCTGCACCTTTCTCGCAGCTTCGCGCTGTTGCTCAATACGCTTTAACTGCCGCTCTAAGAGTCCATTTCTTATATCTCTGGGCCATGACATAATCTCGTTATATGACTGACCAAGCTCACGTATAAGAAAGAAGACCTCATCCAATAAATTCTCCAGTGTAAAATTGGCTACAGGGCAGAACATCTCAAGGCTTTTGTACCCCAAAGATATAGCGTCTCTGGCTATCGCGGTAGCTACCCTGTTGGTAATAAAAAATCCTTGTTCATTAGGATATTTACACTACCTAATGCCCCACAGTTATCACATGTTACATTAATGTTGGTATCATACCCACAAGCCAATTGCTTCCTAGCTTTTCGCAATGCTTTGTGGTCTGCTAACGGCAACTTCACCACATCCTCATAACTAAAATCTGTAGAACCATCAAGCGACCTAAGCGAAAGAAAATCACCCTGGTTTAAGTCAATACCGGTTGTTAGTATCTGCTGGATAAGAATGGACTCCTTATGCCCGTTCAGCATACCAAGTACTGCTTTTTTCTTTGAACGTGGAAGGAGCACTTCAATGGTAGGATCTGGAACTTGAAGCTCCAGCGGAAGTTCAACAAACTCTAAACTATTTAAATCAAAAGATTGTACGCTAGAGTTGTTACACTCTTGACAATTATACTCAAACTCAAAAACATCACCATAATTCAACATATAACATTGAATTGATAAAAAAACTTGATCAGGCGAAACCAAGTTAAGGATATCGTCTCTAGACACCGGCGTCTTACCATCAATCTCAACTGTCAGTGCTGCCAAGTAATCGCTAACTACATCATTAAATTTCTTGTTCTTACGGAGAAGAAGCCTATCCACATAACCATCACCTTCGGTAATCACAAATGGCTTCTTACAAATTTTAAATACAAGATTTCTTGTTTCTAACATACAAATCCTCGCCGCCTCCCTTGCTTTTAATTAGTATGCATTCCCAAGAACACGCATCTCTCTCCGAGTATACGCTATTTCCACTTCCTCTATAACATCGGTGTTATCAGACATGTTGCTCCTGTTTCCAAGGTTGTATCTTACAGGAAACCCCTGCTTAAACTCCCACACACGTCCTGGGTCTCCTGTTGGTAAAAGCTCATATAAAGAAAAATTCTTCATATAAACCTTTGGTATATCGCCATTTCCTGTAGATGGGTCTTGCCCAAGGTTCATCCACTGCTCAAAAAATACTTTTCCCGGACCTTCCAATGGAACAACCTGTCGCAGTGTCGCATTCCCATAATGCAACATCCCAACTTCCTTGTACGGAAAGTTTTGCCCAGCACCTGCGTGCTCAGATATTCCATGTGACCTCTCGCCTGGATTAAACTCACGGACAAGTGCAGCAGGAAGCCCGTTGATTTCAAGTCTAAACTTAAATTCCTTAAACCTACTAATCGCCGTAGCATCAATTGCCATTTTTTGCTCCTTATCAATTAATGGTGGGTGCTGCTACACACCCACCACAGATAAACTACTCACGAATCCATCCAGGCAGCGTACGGAGGTCCATATACGTTTCAAACGCCTGACCAGTACGCGTAATCGCTAGTTCAAACTCCAAATAAAGTATCGCACGTGTCGGCTGAATCAGTGCTCGGCAGTGATAGATACCCTTATCAATATCCAACCCTGAGTTGAGAACCGCGTTCTTCAGGACACCACCATCCCACCATGCGTCTCTATCTGTCTGGAGGGCATAGTCATAGATAGCGTACTTATTCTTCCAATCCTCAAATGCAGGTTCTAGTGTCCTGTGTATTTCTCGCCATGTTACTGGATGGTTAGGCTCAAAAATGAAAGTGCGAAGCACCGGCATCAATGCACGGTTCATCATCGTAATAAACCTAACAACATTCAACTCACGTGTAGCAGATGCAGCACGTTGTGTAGTACGCTGTTCCCAGAACATTGCACCTTCAATACCCTTGTATCTGGAAATCATCAAGTAGTTAATGCCGTTCTCTGCAAACAAATCTGCATAACCTGTGCTACGATTAGTCTGCACATCAAAGTCTATGTCTTCCACAAGGGTAACAGTTCCACGACGAGGACCAACAGGTGCCCAAGATGGACCATAGTTATTATCAGTCCTACACAAACATGACGCAAGATGACCGAGACAGCTAATGTACTTCCTCGTATCATCCATATCATCATACACAAGGGGCCTACCATAAAACAACGCAAAACGGTGACTATTGAAAGCAGGATGGGACCAAGGCGCGTTCCCTAGCCGCCAGTCTACCGCATCCTCTGGGTCTAGTCCATATGGAACCTGTCCATAACTAATCATGTCAGCACGATTAAGACAATACGAAATCAATGCCTGGTATACCGTAGCACTTGTAGAACCTGGAATCATCAAGTCCATACTCATATGTGCAGAATCAGCTGCATACATACCCGTAGAACTTGCGGAATCACCTATCCAGTCGTAGTCTGTAAAACCATCAAGTCCGTTATCACCACCAGTTAAATCAACACCCAACACTGTATCACTAAGTTTTGGTCTGTTAATCCAACCAACATTAGTATAAAAGTCATTGGATGATGCCTCATCCTCAACCTCTATCAACATAGAACGCTCATTAATAAAATTTACAAAGTATCTGTCTGACAATGAATCCATACTAAGATTTGAATACCACTCGTTCATCCCGCCCTGCCTAGTATGCACCACCTTCAAATCAAAATGTGTAAGTGGGTTTAATGCCGAGTCATATATAAAAATCTTTAAATTATTACCCCATTCTCCTTCGTCTTTGGCTCTTATTGTTATAGTAGCTTCCTCAAATCCCTCAAAGCCCTGATGGAGTTCGTAATCAAACCCGAGCTTAGACGCGGCAGTGGAAGTGTTCTTAATTTGCACACTGGATGCGGTCCCAGCAGCCGCAGTTCTTATAGCTAATCTACCATTAACAACATATGCAGTAGCTCCGGTGAGCCCAGCATCATTAATCTGTGTAGCCACTTGTGCTGGTGTAAGTGTAAAAGTTGCCCCTGGTTGTATAGTAGGCGTAGCTTGATATACACCTGTCTCTAGACCAAGAATAGTGTAACAATCCTCTGAAACTTCCAAGATTTCAATATCATCCAGCACATCTGTAGCGAATATAAGAATCTTGTTGGTGGAGGTAACAGAAGCACTCACACCATCAAGTGCAGCAATCTCTGCTGCCACAGCGGAGGCTGTTAAACCTACACCATCCGAGATGGTTATTGTCTGCGTATTACCCCATGTACCTGCATGACGCACACGCATAGAAAACTGGTCGTCTACACCATCCGTTATTGTATATGTCCCCGCATTCGATGTGGTTGTCCGACCAGAATAGGTAGAATTATATACCAAAGTATACTGCTGGTCAGCACCACCATCAACTGAAAGCTCAAGAAAATCCTCACCATCAGTATGAAAAGACTGACCCTCAGTAAACCCAAGAATGCTGTAAGCATCGTGGGAGATTGCGGATATTTCTAAATCGTCTTCAACGGCTGTCGCATAAACCTTTACCTTTCCATTTATAGCTTCAGCGCTAACTCCAGTCAGCGTAGCTATCTCAGCAGCCACCTGCGATGCGGAACGTGTGCCAGCAGTAAGTGTCTTAGTTAACGCGCTGCCCCAAACACCACTCTGTCGGAGTTTTACGGAAAATATGTCAGTGGAATCAAGTGTAATCTCAAATGGACCCTCTACAGTGCCAGTAACCGTCCCACTACATGCTTGCCTAAAAGTATATGGTCCATCTATACCCTCAATATAGCCATGTGAAATAGATGCACCTCTATCTGCAATAGTTGCAGACGCTTTCAACGCAGTAAGTGTGGAAGGGTCAGCAATTGAACCATAATGTGCAGTCCGAATAAGATTTAATCTGCCACCTTGCCGTAGCGCCATTTCACAAACCAAAGGATCGGTAGTATAGGGAACCTTCAGTCCAAAAATCCGACGATATTCATCCATAGAGCTAATAATACGAGACCTGCCTATTGGTCCGCGCTCTGCCTTTATAACCATTGTCACATAACCTAATGAGACTTCATCTACAAACATAGAAAGGTCCATCAGGGACCAGATTACTCTTGCAGCTCCTAACGTCATCTTATATCCTCCGATTAACTAGCAATTATTCGAATATCACCTTTAGCCACCATTTTATTAAGATAGTGGGGAAGGAGCTTCCTAAGAACTGGTTCAGACAAATTGTCCTTGCCCTTCTCTCTCGGTGTTAGACTTAAATTGGTACCATCAGTAAGTGTTATATCAATCTCAACCGGCAATCTATTCTCAATTTGAACTCTGCCATCATTAGCCATATTAATTACCTCCAACATCTTCTATATCGAAAAGAAGTGAAGCTATGGACTTATCAGTCCAATGCTCAACTCTGTCTATCCACAAATCATAAACCTTAAACACAAAAGCATTTCTGTATTCAGGTTTCTCTGGATCGTCTAAACAAATAGGGTTACTCATAACAAACAATGCATACTGGTCGCTAATCCCTGGTATTGCAGACTGGAACCCCGGAGGAAACGTTTGAAATAACATCTCCACTAAAAAATCAGAGTGTGCCCTGCTTGTGGCAAGTGTGTTAATTTCATACGTTATGTTAACAGGAGAAGGGAACGGCTTCCTGATATAAGACGCGTTCCCGGTAACTGTGCCACCACCCATAACCAAAGGAAGTGTAACAGTAATCTGCTTTGGAACTTCCACATCATTATCATCAAGTTCAGTATCAACATAAAAAACTTCGAAGTCTGGACGTTTATCTTCCAACCTTACATCGACATCGAACCGCTCAATAGCGTAAGAAGGATACTCAGTATGACCCTTCGTGCGGTCTGGTACGTAAGGGTAAACCTGCACTGACCTGACAGCAGGTGAGCCGGTCCCATAATTAAACTTGACCTTCTCAAGGCGTGTTTTTATAAAATCATCAACCAGACTAAGCATGTAGCGCCTTCTTGAAATGTCTTTTGTAAATCGTCACTACCATATCCCTTGACTTGTACGCACCAAACATTACAAATGGATACTGAATATACCTCCTTGCCCCAATGTGCCAAAAACCATATTCCTGGAACTTCCCCACCTGTCGGGTATTTCTTGATGGCCTCTTGGGATATGCTTTGCTCCTAATGAACACCATCCCGTGCAAACCAACCCGCCGCTTGTCAATGGAGCTTTTTAAAAGACCAGAACGCACCAACTTCCCTTGACTATTCGGTATATGTGCCTTAACGTTTTTCTCAACCACTCGCAATGCTTCTTCCGTAGCTAGTATCATCTGTGGCACAAGCCGTGAAGCAGCACCAAACAGCCCTGTTAAACGTCTTCCCATTTTTACTTGAAGCGTCAGCTGCATTACGTGGACCATCCTTCAAACTGACCTACACCACCTTCACTACCCTGTGGCAAAGTACGATTAAGTTCTTCGGCACGCCGCAAGAAGTACACAGAGAATATTTTTAATGCGCCAACCAATGGTGTAAAATCATCCATCACCAAAGGTTGACTAGCATGAAAATCGTACCTAACATCGTTTATCGTAATGTAACCCGCACCATCCAACTGACCCGCGCCTGTAACCTGCAAAATGTCGTTTGTTTTAAAAGCAATCCGCTTTACGTTTTGGTCAACAATACCCGCCTCGTCAACTTCAAGATGCTCTCGTTGGTAGTTCGCCAATGGCTCTCCAACCATTGCGCGGAGCGTAAATGGTCCACCTGTTGGGGGATAATAAACAACGGATGTGGCAACACCATCAAACGTGGTTTCTAATATCGTTCTGATTTGTGAACCAAGTGCAGCCCAATCCATTACTTAACCCTCATAATCCGGGGAAGGAAGTAAACTCTGAACTTCATAACCATCGTAAGGATAAGCACCATACCCATACTCAGGCCATATCCCAGACGCTGTGGGTCTTGGTAATGCCTGTAATGCACCACCCTTAAATTGTGTTAAATAAGGTTTCAGCAGCGCCCATATTGGTAAACCATACGCCCGCATCATCCGATATAACAACGGCTTGCCTGTTATTGAACTTTGTGATGAGACAGAATCAAACGTGTTCTGGAGACCAACACGCATAACACCCATTATTTCAATACTTTTTACTAACGCATTATCCAACAGCTCACTTCCACCCGACTGTGGGTTCGACTGCTCTTCAATATTCTGTGCCACTGTCATAAACGCTAGAAGTGACTGCGCCTCTTTCACAGCAGACGGTATCTCTTCCACATCTAACTGACAACTCCTTGGAAAACACAGCGCTTGATACTCATAAACTTTGTTACCACGAAGCGGAAGATTAGCCATTAGCTGTGCAGCTATGCGCAAACGAATCTCGTGCTGTCCATCTGACATAGCTTCCCAGACAGCCAGTTCTTCAGAACCATCTAGCGCATAATTGATTAAATAGTCATACGCTTCTTCGGCAGTTAAAAAGCTATCAGCGTAGGCACCACCAACTGTGGTATCAAGACTCATCTACGGGCTCTTCCTTCTTGTCAGTAGATAACCTAAACCTAGGGTCATCAGTACCAACTTTCTTCAAAGTTCTCAAAAATTTGGCTGTTTCCTTATCCACCTCAATAGGTGTCTGATATGGAAAAAAAGTCCTTTTATGGTTACTATCTACATAAAAATATTTAGTTTTTTCTGGTCCTAAATATGTAGCATATATCTTCACAAATCACCTTCCATAATTATACTTTACGGGTGTCCCCAACACCTTTGTAATACTTCCTGCTTTATCTATGTATGGGCAGGCTGTTCAGGATTACAGCTTTTCAGGTAATTTGCCTTAGCCCATACATTTTAAACGGTCTAACTATAGATTCCACTCACCTTGACCATTCCA